GGGGAATGTTAGTTCCGGATCAACGAGGGAATGTTAGATATAACGTGCTGGTGGGAGTGTTAGGAGGGGACCAATCATGAACCGGAGACAAGCACTCAGTATGCTGGCGATTTTGGCAGGATCAGCTCTGCCGATTGAGCAGCTGGAAGCTGCCCTGGTCGTCAAGGAGAAGTACACGATGGACGATATCGAGGTTGTGTGGAAGGAACTGTCTCGCAGCGCAGACGGTAAGGTGATCCGGGGTGAAATGACGGTCACGCTGCCCTGGTCGCCCGAAGTGGAAAATTTGAAGTTCGAGTTGGAAGATATCCAGCGGGAGCATCTGAAGTGAAAAACCAACTGATGACCGACCCGACAAAGAAGATGATCCACGCCTACGAAATGGGCCTGGACTGTGGAAGGAACGGACCCAACGAAACGAACTGTCACTTCAAGATCTTCAGTGAGGAGTTCTACACCCTGGCCTGGGACCTGGGCAAAGAAAAGGGAATGTTAGAAAAGAGGATCACTCTCAATGTCCCGCTCGAGTACGGTCAACGGGATCCGGACAAGGGGTTGCTGGTGATCAGGTGCAGGGACTGTTAGTAAAATACCGACAATGAACGTGGAAATTTAACCGAAATTTAGGTGGACATGATGTGGGTCACTTCCCCTCTAAATCGACTTATCCTTTAACTTAACTTGGACATTTTGGGGGACATTTATGGTCAAAACTACGGGCGATGAAAAGGAAACGCTTACGGCTGCAGGGATCAAGTACAGTCAACGGTCAGACGTAGGCAGATTCGACGCGGAAGGCAACTACGAGTGCGTCCGCTGCGGGTGGACTCATACAACCACGGAGTGCGCCGAGTACCGCCTGGTCCACGCCAATAAGGAGCTGGAGAAGGTCGACAGGTTCGTCCTCACGAACATAGGAACCGGACACGAAGGGGAGTCTCCTGTGGACACCTTTATTCGCGGCTATAAGAGGCTCTATGCCAGCTGGACAGAGTCGCGCCAGGCGCGTGGCGAATCAACTGAAGTAACTGACTTAATGAAGGAGGAATGATGGAAACTGAGGTCCTATCCGTTCGTCGGTACAAGGCTGGCTACGAGGTCAGAAAGGAGCTGGTCGAGAACCCTGGATTTCATGCTGAAGTTATCTCTGAAGGTGACGATCCACAGGCTGCACAGGAGCTTGCGGACACCATCAATCAACCACAACCTGAGACCCTCGAAATAAAGTCAGCTTACACTCTGGCAGGAGACTACATAGGCAATCCCAAGGCGGCGTATCGCCTATGCACCAAGCGGGGAATCAAACCGGAGAAGGTTGACTCTTCTCATAACACTTGCTCCATAGGATTTTGTGAGGCCGAGCAGAAGTGGTTCGGCTGGAGTCACAGGGCTATTTATGGCTTTGGGGTAGGCGAGGAAGTCAAAGAAGGTGACTGCTGCGCATCGTCGGGATGGACCGAGGAGTACCTGAAGGAGCATCCGGAAGAAGACCTGCGCTTGCCTGTTGGGTTCAAGGCCGAGAGCTTGGACGATGCCAAGAGAATGGCAATCGCCTTTGCGGAGAGTGTGGGCTGATGCCTGAAGCAAAAGGAATCCCAAAATACCGGAGGACCGGGGGAGTCGGGGGAATGCCAATAGCGAAACCTGTGATTATTCCCAAGAACGTCAACAGCCGATTGGCTATGGCCCTGGGAGCAGCTCGGATGGGTGGATTCCAGTGCCCCAAATGTCAGTCCAGTTGGTTTGGAACTGAGCAGCCCATTTCAGCAGGGATTCGTCATTGCAACGATGAAAACGAGGTCGGCTGCAAATGGCGCGGATCTGCTGTCTATGCTCCACCCGATTACGCCGGGGACCTCAACGAAATGAAGCGCGTTGAGGAGGTCATTGACGATGGGAAATTGCGGGAACCGTATCTCCTGGAGGTCGGGAAGTACGCCCATCCACAGTATCGGGAGTGGTGGTTGCTCACCGCACCACCCGATATCCGGGCCTTGGCTGCGGTGAAGGTTCTGGAGGGGAAAGAGGATCAATGAGGAAAGATCGAGTCTGTACCGTTTTCTATGCGGTGTCCAAACTGTGCGAGGTCCTGAAGGAATCCCCGATCAAAGATAAGGTCTGGGAACACAAGATCGACGACCATTGGTTCATCAAAATCAACGGCCATTCCGAGGATATGGAGGGGATCCCCCCTTTTCACATGACCATCGAGTACAACGGCTTTCCCGCTGGAATCCTCAGCCCTTTTGAGGGAACAATCGCGGCCGGGGAAGCTGCCAACGAGGATGCGTTTATCGAAGCGGTCGAGAAGAAACTGGCCGGCCTGGGGGTCAGCATGGACGATCTCTTTGAAGAAGATCGTCGCAAAGCCCAGAAGTCTCCGCTCTTCGACCCGGAGGATTGGGCAGAGAAGGAGTGTTAGGTACTGGATCTCCCTGGGGAGTGTTAGCTCTGAAGAGATGCCGGGGAATGTTAGCTCGATTGAGAGAGAGAAGGAGGAAGAAGATGGGAGATATCTACTACAAGGTCGTGCAAAAGAACGGGAAAAGCATGGTGTCCTGTTGTCCTCCGAGGGGAGCCAAGGTCACCTACTACAAGGACAAGTGGGCCTCTCCCATCAACGGGACCGTGGGCCTGCTCGTCTTCAACGATCTCACGAAGGCAAAATCATGGCAAGGGGGTGGAGGCCGGGAACTGTAGGAGTGCGAGATTAAGGGAAAGGCCAAAGAGGTCAAGTATCTGGGTCAAGTGTCGAAAGAAATCAAGGTGTTCACCTGGCCCGACGATCCGGCCGAGCAACGAGCCGATATCCTGCGGCTAGCAGCAACGTGGGAAGACGGAGGATTCTGGATGCACGCCCCCCAGGGAACGATGGCGGTCCAGGGGGTCAAACTATTAAGGAAGGTGGCGTGATGGAAGAAGCACTACAGAGTATGGATTGGGAGTATCTTTTTAAACTGCTGGAGCTGGTCCTCACAGTTGCAGCGTTCACGACGATGTTGGGACTCTTCAAGATCTGCCACTGGCTCGTCGACTCGCGCATTAAGAAGGAGGAGCCAAAACAGGACGAGCGGGAATTGCTCCGTGGTCCGGACGGTATCTGAGTGAAGATCACGATCAGCACGACGGTCATCACCTTTGAGTCGTTTGACGACACGCTCAACAGGATGGCCGTGGAGACCATTGCCGGCGTGGTTGATGCCTTCCCGCCGAAGAAGGAATCCGCTGACCGGACGATGCACAGGTTGGCAGGGCTGGTCGATCTCGCGCAGCACAAGGTCAAGGAGTACTTGGAGAAGCATGGAGAGAGCTTGGATATGGAATGTTAGTAAGCCTTGGAACTGCGGGAGTACAGACGTCTGTACGGGGAATGTTAGGTCTTCTTCAATATGGATGATTTGAGGGAGTTCCTCAAGAAAGCGGAGAATCAGGCGCGAGAGGAGATGAGCAATTTGAACGAAGCCCTGAAGCACATCCTTCTGGCGCAGCATCTCGTCGACCTGGAGGTTGAGATCCCGGAGGAACCAGGTCCGGAGCCGAATGACGAAGGAACCCTGGAGCCTGTCGCCAGGGATGCTCTCATTCCAATGGGCAAAGCAGAGAGAAAGTGGGGGGCAGAGCCGACCGAGATAGAAGTGAAGCACAAGACACGCTACAAGGGCCTCACCCTCTCCACTTGCATCGTCAATGTCCTGAAACGAATGGGAGAGCCTGTCAATTCCAAAAAAATTCATGAGGAGCTCGTCGGGGGGGGTTGGAAGTCAAACTCCAAGGACGGTCTCGGTGCCGTGCGCAACGGCCTGGTGCGCCTCAAGCACGATATCAAGTCAGAGAGGGTCAAGGGCATCTACCACTACTCACTTCTCCCCATCAAGGAGCTGGTGTGAGCTATATCCCTATCGAGACTACTCAGTTCGAGATCAGGCAAGGTGCGCTCTGTGGAGTCGAGCGGAAGATCAGCTCTCTCGAGAGAGGACTCAGGACCGCTGGTGACGCTTCCGGAAAGGACGATGACAGTTGGACCCATGACATAGAGGGAGCGTTGGGAGAGATGGCAGCAGCCAAGGCTCTCAACATCTATTGGGGTGGATCCGTTGATACGTTCAAGAAGGAACTGGATATCGACAACTTTGAGATCCGGACGAGGTCCGAACACTGGATGGAGTTATTCGTGAGGCCCCACGAGCCTGACGACCGTTGGTATATGTTGGTGACCGGAGAGGCTCCGAGCTTTCGGATTGTAGGGATCATGCGCGGTAAAGATGCCAAGAGAGAGGACTGGTTGAAGAATCATGGAGGGGGAAAGTACAAGCCAGCCTATTTCGTGCCGACCAATCAGTTGATTCCTATTGAAAGAGTGGTAAAGAAATTGGACAGGAACAGAGCGGAGCGGAGGCCTGAACAAGGAGATCTTTATGAACATAGCGGTTGATTTCGACGGTGTGATTCAC